ATTTTACCTTTTAAATTTCCAAGTTTCTTCAACATTGCAGAGGAACTTTCATAACTCTGCATCAACTTTTGGAAGTCATCCATCTCTTCTGCCAGTTTGATATTGAGATTCATCGCATCATTCTCTTCTCCCAAAAGAGTCTGAATCTTATATTCTTTATCTGCAATATTCTTCTGAGCCTGATTCTCCAGTTCCTCAATAAAGTTCTGTTGCATCTGAACTTTATCTTTCAAAGAACTCTTTTTCAGTTCCAAAGTTTTGACTTGATCTCGAACGGTACGAATCTTGTCTTTGATAATCATGTTCATCGCAGAGAAGATTTTAATGTCAAGAAGATCTTCAATAACTTCACGACGACTATTAACAGGCAACTGCATGAAAGGAACAAAAGTCGATGAACCTAGGATCACAATTTGAGTGAACGACTTATAGTTCATTTTCAGAACATTCTGTTCCAACCACTTCTGTTGAGTGCCAGCATCAGCCATCTGATCCAACACGTTTCCATTGCGATGAATCTCAAAGATATTTGGTTTCATTCCACGACGAATCATCCAGTCAGTTGACCCAACTTTAAATTCAATCTCAACCAAACAGTCCTTCTCATTCGTGGTATTGAGAAGTTGTGGTTTATTAATTTTACGGAAAGGTTTATTGAACAGAGAGAATGTCAGTGCATCTAACACTGTTGACTTTCCTGCCCCGTTACTTCCAATTACGATGGTTGTGGATTTCTCATCCAGTTGAATCTCGGTCCACTGATTCCCCGTAGAGAGAAAGTTACGCCAACGAATTTTTTGAAAACAGATCATCTTTAGGAGGAACTATAATATCTTCAGGGGTAATTACATTATACTCATAATTATGCATTTCGCAAGCGGCTACCGCTGCATCGTCATCAACCTCAACTACCAACATCTCAGGGTAATCATTGTCCGCTAACTGCAAAGCGTATCGAGTTGCATCATCCTCTTCTTCAAACATGAGAAGAACTTTATCTCCGGTCTTGCCTTCAAGAGCAAAGGCACCATCTTCCTCATATCCCTTTACAGTAAGAATAAACATTACTCTACTTCGCAAGCCTCTTTGTATACGTCTTGTAAAATAGAGGTAATGACTGACTTATCCAAGTCAACCTCAGCCTCTTGAATATATCTATTCAGGATCGAAATTGTATCCTCAGATTCTTCAGCTTCAAACTCTTCACTCTCAATAAGTTCAAAGTTTTCTACAACCTTCAATTCAAACAGATTAGATGAGTAAAGTTTATCAATATACTTCTCAAACTGTTTGGGGTCAGTCTTTTTGCGAACGATGACTTTAACAATCTTTTGTTCAAATGGTGTAGTGTCCAACATCTGATGAGGGGTATCCTCATAGTAGAGAATATGGAACATCTTATATGGATTACTAACAAGAGTATGCTCTAGGGTTTCTGTATCAAAAAGATGAAATCCGCGAGTATCGTTACAATCGTTCCAAAACATTTCATAAGGGTTCCCCAAATAGAACACTGTTCCATTATCAGATCTTGTGTGGTAATGTCCGGAAAAGACTTTAGTGAACTTATCATATAATTTACAGTCCATACCATCTTCCATGATATGACCGCGATGAGCTCTAAATCCATTGAGTTCAAGATGCCCCATCGCACACTTACTACTTGAATTTTTTATCGCACGGAAACTACTCTCAGAATTTTCTGTATTGATCCATGGGATGAACAACACCTTCAATTTATCTATCAAGACCTCAGTGCATTCTGAGTAAACTTTCACATTACCATACTCACGCAAAAGTAAATCAACTGCATTGACGTTATTAGTATTCTTATAGTACGCAGTATGGTTTCCTACAATAGTATGAACCGTGATACCCATATCACGCAAACGATCATAGTAATTGTTCTTCGCCCATGCAAGGGAAGAAAAGTCAACACCTTTGCGACTATCAAAAGTGTCTCCCATGTCTATCACAATCTTAATATTCTCTTTCTCCAAAGTAGGAAAGAAAATATCATTATAAAATTTTAGAAAGTAATCGTGGAAAAGTTTTGAGTTTTTGCGACAGCCAAAGTGTTGATCAGTAATAATGGCTGTCTTCATTGATAGTACATCCTCGTTTGAACTGCGTCCTTGATACTATTATAATCAGAACTGGACCCGGCCATCATACCATCATCTGAGAATACTTCATCATAACCAGACCTCTCAAGAATCTTGGTTTTGATTTCCAATTGTTTCTTTTCCTTCTGAATCCGTCTCAGAAATGCGTAGTGGATAATTTGTGTGAAGTATGCAAACGGGTTGGAAGACTTCTCAGGATTGAAGTTGTTGATGTATTGAACACAGTTCTCAATCCCATCACAAACCATATCGTCCTTGAACATGTAGTTCACGAAGTTTGGTTTGTATGAAAGGTGGGTGGCAATCTTCAGGAAGCATTCACCAAGGTAATTTGTAATACGAGGTTTAGGTTCTCCTCTCGTTTCCGCAAGAGCAACTTCTTCCTTATATGCGATGATCGCAGCAAGAAACTCTTTGTTGTTTACGTAGTGTTCGGATCTCTTCCTAGTCCTTGGCATTACATTAGACATTGGTATGTTTATCATTCATAACAATATTATATCATACTTATCAGGCTTGACAAGTACTGATTCTATGTGTAGACTAACTCTGTCAAGGGTGATGAGACAAATTAGCTTTGATTAAAAAGCTTCTCTAGAGATTCTCTTGCATCTTTGACACTCGACACGTAACCCATCTCCTTTGTAATTTTATTGGGTTTAGGCATCTTGATATTATAGTAGTAAGCCATTGCAAATCGAGTATACGTGTGTGCAATGTCTTCGTCAAAGATTTCACTAATAGTGAGTACTTTGTCCATTCCCACTATATATGTGGTTTCTCTACCAGATTTGATCCAAGGTTCCACCTTAACAATATTGACGTTCATTCTTCTAGATGAAGAACTGTTCATCATTGCTGGACATTCTACAAGGATTTGATCTTCTTCTAATTGAGTTACCTTTGCTACTATTTCTTCTCCCGATACTAACTTAATAACGGCGAGGAATTCTTCTGACATGTTTTTAACGGAATAGTGAGTATTTCATAATTAAAATTCTCTTCATTGTAAATTTTCACTCTCTCCATCAGATGATTTAGAGTATAATTTTTTGAAGAATTGTATGTGATGTCATCAGCGATATCGAATAGAGTGGCCTTAACCTTATTATCCCCTTTTCTAAGGACTCGTCCTATACTCTGTAAATTTCTTACTCTGGATTTGCTTGGTGAAGCAAAGATGACGTTGTGTAATCGTTTAATATTGATACCAGTTGAGAATGTTCCGTATGATGCAATGATGATTGCGTCTTCTTCCTGTTCTGTGATGGAACGAACTAGTTCCCTATCCTCAGTATCAACACCACCGTGAACGAAGAAACACCTTCTAGTTTCCTTCTTGTACTTATTTATTAGTTCAAATAATAATGCACCATGAGCTTCCACTCGACTGTATAATACAAGTGTGTTACCTTTTTGATCTAATGCTAAATTTTTGATAAAATTATTTCTTTGATCGTGACCAATGAGATATTGAATTTCGTCCTCATACTTTTCAAATTTTTGTGGAGGATGTTTGAGTGTAAGAATTTTGATATTCAGTTTAGACAAATATCCTTTAGTCATCAAATCATCAGTGCTGATAATTTTATACGATGGTCCAAAGAGTCCTTCCAATACCCACTTATGAGTTTGTGTTCCATCCAGTGTTCCTGTGAAACCAAATCGATACTTACAGTCCAACAGTTTGGTCATGATACCAACCAGGGATTTGGACTTGAACAGGTGAGCTTCATCACCAATTACAACATCAAATCTTTCAAAGAAAGACTTCTCTAGTTTGTATATCGATTGCCATGTTGTGATGACAACTGGTTGGTCTGTAATCTTTTCACGACCAGAGTAGATCTTATGGCAATATGCATCTGCATCCCAACCATAGTCCTGAAAGTCTTTATGCATTTGTTCTACCAATGATGTGGTAGGAACAACAATCAAAATATTTTTGCTTTTGTTTTCAAAGTATCTCACCAGGGAATAAATCATCAAAGACTTACCAGAAGCTGTTGGTGAAATTAGAA